CCCATGGATGGTGATACACTTTTGCCCCAAACGATTCTGCAATAGACACACTACTATCGTTCGAGCCCGTATCAACAACTATCAGCTCGTCAGCTATACCATTTAATGACGATAAACAACGTTTTAAATTGTGCTCTTCATTCTTTATCATCATACAGACAGATAGCGTAACTTTTTGCCCCGAGATTTCCATCACGCTTCTCCGTCTTTTTAGGTTATAATGTCGCTTAAATAAACCTCGTACTGAACACCAGTAGCACCTGTGAATAAGTCAACAGATATATAATGACGTAAGTATCTATATACTGTGTCATCAAAATCGTTGGTAAATGGCACAATATACCTGCCAACGCCAGAGTTTATTGTTGCTAATGAGCTTCTGCCTGTATTAAGAGCATTAGCACCCCCAAGTTCAGTAATTGCGAGATCAACACCTGTGGTAAAGGAGCTGTTTTTACTTCCCTGCAACCGCATTTTTATATGAGTAGTTTCAGTAATACTACCCATACTATACATATTAACAACCACATCACCACGGGTACGACCCCCACCAGTATCATAGTACTTACCCGTTCCTACAGGGTCTTCCCCTACCATACTGGTTGCAACAGTACCTTTTGCCTTCAGTATCAGGAGGTCATCTACAATCCGCCCTCTAGCACTCTTTAAAAAATCCATATAAGCCATCTGTCCACCTCACTATATCAAAGATTATTATTAAATTAGGTTCTAATATCACTGAGATAACACTCATACTGTAAATTAAGATTAGCTGTGAGAACACCACTTGCTAAAGTGTTAGCAACAGTAACATAATGACGTAAGTACCTATACACAGTGTCATCAAAATCGTTGGTAAAAGGTACAATGTACCTGCCTACACCAAAAACATCATTAGTAGCCAGACTTGAATTGCCTGTAAGCACATTGGCTTTACCAATTTCAGTGATTACAAGATCAACACCTGTGGTAAAGGAGCTGTTTTTACTTCCTTGCAATCTTAATGCAAAAAGGGTGTTTGTTGCAAGAGTTGATCCTATGGCATATACATTATACACCACATCACCACGGGTACGACCCCCACCAGTATCAAAGTACTTGTCTGTTCCTACTGGGGATTCACCTACCATACTAGTGGCAACAGTACCTTTGGTTTTTAGTAATAGGAGGCTATCATAGATTCGCCCCCTAGCACTTTTTAAAAAATCCATATAAGCCATCTGTTCACCTCACTATATTAAAGGTTATATTAGGCAGTTATAGCACTATCAGTAATACCATAAAGTCTGGCAGCAGCCCTTGCCCGCAGAATAGCCATAGAAACATACCATTCAATCCTGGTACGGTAAACAGGCTTGGTATCAATCTCACCCATATCCCTAACATCCATGTCCCCATTCTGTAAACCAACTACACCATTTTCTGCAAAAGACAGGCAGTAAATAGATGTACTAGTAGCACTGGTGCCATCTGAGGAAAGCTCGGTAAACGGCATAATGTCATCGTAGTTATTATCCTTATCAACAATCAGGATAGGCAGATCGTTATACTTTGTAACCCTACGACCAAAGGCATCCAACTCATAGGTGATATAACCACCAACAGTGGTCAGCCTTGCAGCAGCAGACAGTCGCCTACGCATAGTTTTGTTCATAAGCAGATGAGTAGGTTCGTCAACCTCATCAATCAGTTTGTCCAAATAGGTCAGTTCAAGATTATCCCCAGCGCCGGTGGTTCCAGCAACAATCTTCTGGTTTCCAATCAAGCGTTCTTGCAAACCATCAAACTCTTTCGGGGTTGTCCCAACATCACCTTTGACAATAGTTTTGGTCATAGCAAGACTCAGCGCTTTGATCTTCATTGCTTCTTGTGTACCACGCTGATCAGCATTACCTGTTTTGATAAGGAAAACATCAACATCAAGATCCCCACCAGCAACAGCCAGTGCCTCGGTTACTCTATCTACTGTCCCAGAACCTTCTGTATACGCTTCATTTAGGGCACGAAAACCAGCAGCAGGAAGCGTTTGCTCCCTATTGAAAACCATAGAGTTACCAGAAATGCTTTCAAAAGGCATATACTGTAAAAGATCAGAACTTTTTGCATACAGTTCCATCACGGTAGCCTTGAGAGTCTCATCTCTTCCAAGTGCCAATTTGGCAGATTCAATTAATGATAAAGCCATGAAAAATACCTCCATAAAAATTTAAAGTTAATAATAACACAAATAAAAATATAAAAAACTAATACTTCAGAGTGGTTCTCTCAGGCCACAGTGCTTTTTTCCAAAATTACTGAGCATTGATGCGTCTTAACTCATTTAAACGTGCTGCCGGTGCCATTCCCACAAGTGCTTTTAGCTGTTGTTTCTTTGCGCTATTAGAACTTGTATTTCCCCCAGCACCAGAACCACCTGATGTGGTACGCATAATACTATCTCTCTGTGGATAACGCTCGATGAGTAGTTCAATAGCTTCTTCTGGAGAAGCAAATTCACCAGGATTAGCAACACTAAAAACCTTTTCACCGTCATAACCAATAGCAGATACCTTTAAAGTATCCTCATCAATTTGAAAATACTTACCAAAAGTGTTATAAGCAATTTCGGATGGCAATACTGTTTGGTCTTTAATGAAAACACTACTATCAAAAGCACCTTTAATTAGTAACCTACGAATTGAAGCATCTTTAACTGACACAGTTTCTTTCAAAACTTGTGCTTTTCTACTCCACGCTTCATCGATATCACGGATTTTGGTTTTATACCCATCAGCAGTTGCTTTTTTTGCCTTGTCAATTTCGGCGCTTATTTCTCTGTCGGCATCTCCTAAATTAGCAACAGTATCTAATGCTGCTCTTGCTTCCTCTATATCTAGGTCACCAAGAGCTTTCAATTTAGCAACAGCCTCTTCTGGGTCCAATTCTCCAAATGCTTCCGCTTTTGTTTTATGTTTATCACGCTCTTCCCTATATGCTTTGGCTTCCGCCTGTAATGCAGGAATTTTGTTATAGAGATCAAGTGCCCTTACACCAAATTCTTTTTCATCTTTTTCATCATCGACAACCAAAGGATCTCCATTTTCATCCATTTTGATTCCAGAACCATCTTCCAATGATTTATATACTAATGCCATTTTACTACTCCTTGCCTTTCCAGGCTATTTTTAAATTTGTTTTATTACTGAGTGGCTTAATTGCCATCTTCCTACCCTCGTCTTTCCAGACTGTTTTTAAATTTATCCAACCATTATATATTCCAATATGTGGTGACTACTCCGTCAGTTAAAGCAGACGGCTTCTGTGCTATGCACAAGGCGTTGCCCACGCCCTAAAACAGCGGCGATTCCTCCGCCGAACATTATGGAACCTTTACCAAGATATGTGATTATGCCCCCCCTTTCCTTAAAATTAAAAATAAAGCTTGACATCCTTTTTTTAGTATGATATGGTACTGCCAAATAACATACCATACTTTTATGGAAAAGTCAAGTCTTTTTTTCATGGGAAGTACCAAAATAAGCCATAAACAGAACTAACTATTTAAAATAGTTGGAAAAGATTTTTTTATTTATTTGGAATAAAAGCCATAAAATCAACGAAATGAGGCGAAATGCCATGCCAAAGATGCCAAAAGAATTAAAAGGAATTATCCCTCCACAGAGAATAAACAAGAAAAAAAGAAAATTAAAACTCACTGATAAAGAAAAAGATGCTCTACAAGAAAAATTTATGATTGAGTACAGAAAAGAGGGAATGTCCATAAACAAAGCTGTGAAAATAGTTGGATTTACTCGCCAACATGTTTATAAATGGACTGAATCAGATGCAGGATTCGCAGCTGAATTTGAAGAGCTACGATTTATAAAAAAAGGTAAGAAAAAAGCAGACTGGGATAAGAAGCACGAGCATGACGAAGAGCAGAAAAAACAATTTCTGGAGATATATGCTAATCCAGAGCATTCAATAGTATCAGCTCTTGCAGAAATAGCAAAAGATCTTACCTCCAAAAGCATTGGCTATTGGCAGAAAACCGATTTTGGGTTTAAAAAAGAGTATAAAAGCCTCCAACATCTTACCCGCCCCAGACTTGCAGAACGTATAGAAATACATTCAGCTGTTGCAGCTACTAAATTGCAAGAAAAACAAAAAAAATTTTTGGAGGAGTTTAGAGCCAACCGCTTTAACGTCACAAATACATGTGATGCTATGGGAATGAAAAGAGCTGTTGTAAGTGATTGGTACAAAAAAAATCCAGATTTTAGAGCAGAAATAGAAGCACTTCAAGATGAAAAAGAGGATTGGGTTGAAGATAAATTATTTGATTTAATAGATGGTGGAAATATGCCAGCAACAATATACGCATCTAAGATACATCTACAAAAAACAAATGACTTTCGAAGACATGCACATATTGAACAACCACAAAAAATAGAAGGAAGAATGGAGCATGTGCATAAACTCGACCAAGCCCAACTTGATGCAATTGTACGTGGACAACAGGTAGATCGTGGTAAGTATGATAAAATACTTGGACTAGATGATCCAAATACAATGGATGCTGAATATGAAACAATCAAATAAAGATAATATAACTCCATACCAGGTAGCAAGCTCAAGTTTATTAAGTTACATAGGTATGCAATACCCAAAGTATCGTGCTGAACCTATGCATGAACTTATTGCATCAGCTTTAGAAGCTGTTGAAGCTGGTCGCATCAGAAGACTTCTGATTAGTGCCCCTCCACAACATGGGAAGCCCTGTTGGGAAGAAGAACCAGTATTAATGAGGGATGGGAGTTACAAAAAATTAAAAGATGTCTGTGTTGGAGACTATGTAATAACACATAAACGTAGACCAAGAAAAGTTCTAAAAGTTTATAAACAAGGTTATTTACCAACAATACAATTAAATACACGTTCTGGTAGAAACCCATGTTCGGCTAAAGACCATCCTTTTTTAACTATTAGTGGATGGGTAGAGGCAGGAAAATTAAATGTAAACGATTCACTTGCTATAGTACGAAAATCAGATGTGGAATACCATTCCAACCAGGAAGCAAACTCTCCCTATTATTTGCCAGATACAATTACATCAATTAAAAATACGGGTAAACAAAAATGTAGATGTCTATTAGTAGAAGAAGATCGCTCATTTACCATACAAAATATCGTTGTACATAACACGATGCTTACCTCAGAATTCTTCCCTCCATGGGTCATTGGTAGACACCCTGATTGGAAAATAATATCAGCTACTTACAACCAAGAAAGAGCAAACGAAGTTGGTGCTGTAGTAAGAGATCAATTTAAAGGATCAATTCACAGAGCAGTATTCCCAAATTGCACAGTATCCCCAGATATCAAATCATCAAAGCATGTTGCAACAGAACAAAGAGGGCATTATTATAGTATCGGACTATCTTCTACTGGCACAGGCCGTGGCTCAAATATATTTTTGGTTGATGACCCCTTCAAAGGTCGTGAAGATGCTGAATCAAAGATAGCCCGTGCTAAAGTCAAGGAATGGTATAAAGCTGTCTTATACACAAGGCTTAGGCCAGATGGAAGTATTATAATCATAAATACCAGATGGCATTTGGACGATTTGACAGGTCATGTACTCAATGAATACCCCTTTGAAAACTGGACAATTATTGAATTAAAGGCAGTAGCAGAAGAAAATGATATATTAGGAAGAAAAGTTGGTGAAGCTATATGCCCTAGTATGTACACACGAAAAATGTTAGATAATATCAAAGCAGTACAAAAATCTTATAACTGGGAATCTCTTTACCAACAACAACCAATTGTGCGAGAAGGAGGCATAATCAAATACGACTGGTTAAATTATTATACGGAATTACCACCAGAAGAAGAAATTATAAAAGTAGTTGTAAGTTGGGATACAGCACAAAAAGAAGATGAACTACATGATCCAACTGCAGGAACTGTATGGGTTGTTGCAAAAAATGGCTATTACTTAATTGACGTATGTAACAAAAAAATGGAGTTTCCTACTTTAGTTAAAAAAGTCAAAGAGTTGCATGAAAATCACAACCCAACCCCATCAGCACATCTTATAGAAGATAGGGGATCAGGAACATCTCTTATACAACACCTTAAAAGAGAAACAACAATACCTGTCATTGAAATATCAACAAAAAATCTAAGTAAAGCCATACGACTAGATGCTGTGTCTGGACAATTCGAATCAGGTAAAGTATATTTACCAACTACAGCACACTGGTTGGAAGAGACAAAAGACCAACTTTGTTTATTCCCTTCTTATGGACCTGATGATATCACAGATAGTGTTTCACAGTTTTTAAACTGGGTGGCAAATAAAACAAGATATGTTCGTAGACCCCCAAATAAATTATATTGGAAATAATAACAATTTAAACTTTGAGGAGAACAAAACAATGGATATCGCTACACTACAACAAACGCACGAAGTTCATGCGGAATATATTAAAAATTGGGCTTTTTTCGGTCTTGCATATTCAGGAGGAACCCCCTTTATTGACTACAGTTTACAAAAACATCAAAGAGAAAGTGATTCAAACTGGCGTGCAAGACAAGATGAAGGCATATGCTTCAATTATTCCAGTATAGTTATTGATCTATTTAATTTCTATTTAACAGAAAAGCCAGCAGTGAGAGATTTAGGCGCATTAGCAGAGAATGAATTATGGAAAATGTTTCTCAAAGACGCTGACTTATATGGGACTAATTTTGATGTGTTTCTTAATGAGGCACAGAAGATGGCTGCTATTTATGGAGCAGTGGGTGTTTTAATCGATAAACCAAATAGTACAAGTGAAGTGTTAAAAGATGATATTGAACAAGGTGTGTACCCCTACTGCGCTTTATTTACATTACCAAATATACTCGATTGGAAACACGAACGGCATCCAGTAACTAATAGACCAACTTTGACTTATTTAAAACTGTTGGATTTTGATAATAGGTATTTACTATGGTGGCAAGATAAATGGGAGATATGGGAATTGCCTGAAGGTGCCCCATCACCATTTAATGTACATAAACATAAGGATACATCTGATTACAAACCAAAACCAGGCGACAATAAATATGCAGATGAACCAGGACAGCCATACAATGCAGTACTTGGTGGTGCTGAACCAATTTTGGTAGATTCAGGTGATAATCCATTAGGGGAAATACCCTTTCTCTGGTTTCAAAATATAAAGAGTGTTGTCAATCCATACATTGGTGTATCTGATATCAAAGAGATTTCCAGAATTACTGCAAGTATCATACGGAATATCTCTTATGGGGAAGAAGTTATTAAATTTGCCGGATTCCCACAAGCACGTAGACCGATGGAAAAGGAAGGAAGTGCGCCAATTAATAATGAAGTTGGTGTAACTGCAATACTTGAATTTGACCCTGACCCAGTTGGTGGCGAATGGACAAAACCAGACTGGCTTGAGTCGGAAGTACTTGAACCTGTTGAGGCAATACTTAGCTGGATGAGTAAGAAAATCAGCGAGGTTTTCCAACTAGCTCATTTATCTGGCATACATGCACATGAGAAAAGTGATCAGGTACGATCTGGTGTGGCGTTAAGGTATGAGTACCAACAGTTAAGTCTGGTACTATCAAAGAAGAGCGAGAATTTAACTGAAACTGAATTAGGTATAATCAAATACTGGCTCAAATGGCAGGGCAGGGATGGTTGGTTTAAAGATGTTAGAATATCAAGATCCAAAGATTTTAGTATTGATGACTTATCTCAGGGCCTTGAAAACGCTATTATGTCTGATAAACTAGTACCAGAAATCAACTTCAAAAAAGAGATGGCTAAGGTAATATCTAAACGAATGTTGCCTGATTTAGCAGATGAAAAATTACTGGTCATCTATGAAGCAATTGACAATTTAACAGAAGAAAATTTTGCTTTAACAGAGGATACTAACCCAGGAGCAGTCAAAGATATCAGACAGGAAATAGAACAAAAACAAAGAGCTGATAACTTTGAAACAAAGAAAGCGTCAACTCCAGCAACACCAAAAGCAGAAGAAGTGTAATCATGTCAAAAGTAAGCATTCTATTACCTGTGTATAATTCAGTAGGAACGGCAAACTTTCTACAACAGATGCTGGATTCTATAGTACACCAGACACACAAAGATTTTGAACTGTTAATCTTGGATAACCAGTCTACGGATAATACAGTAAAAGTTTGTAAAGCTATGGCGCAACAGGATAATAGAATAAAAGTATATACTGATACTCAACAGAGATCAACAGAGGGGGCCATTAATAAACTCATCTTAGGGGCACAAGGTGAGTTTATTACAGTAGTATGTGCTTATGATCTTCTAAACTATCATTATATCAAAGTATTAGCTAATGAATTAAAAATGAATGAAAGCGTCGATATGGCGTATACTAATGGTAGGTATATTAATGCAGGTAACCAAGTTGAGCAGGATCTTATTACTAACAAAGATGGTGTGTATAACTCAACGTATTATTACGAGAATTTCTGTAAAGTCATTCACAGTAGGGAAACACTACCTTTTATATTTGGATTGTTTAGAAAAGAAGTATACCAAACGCTGTGGCCATGCGAACCATTACAAGTTGATATGGATAGTCTGTGGGCAGCGAAATTCTTTTTGGGTAAACATAAAGCATCTTTTGTAGATAGTATTGCATTTTATTACAGACATCATAGCAGACCATTTAAAATAGAGAAAATAGAAGACTTGCCACCAAACCCCATTTCAATTTGGGTTTACCATGTACGTAACCAACTATATTTTTACCATGCAGTGTGTTCTCTTATAGACAAAACTAACCATACTGAACAAACAATACCACTTAAAATAGCAACACTTGATAGTTGTCTAAATCAATGTTCAGTTCTTTTACACTGGGTTGAGCAATTAGCAAAAGATGCATTTGAACATGCAATTATAGATGAGTTATATAAACAGTATGAACCTATTTATAAATTGAAGTTGCCTGTAAAATACCCGCAAGATAACATCCAAACACATCAAAATACAATGAGACTTAGATGTAAAATATTAGAAGAACGTGTTATGGAATGTATTTTGCCTATGATGCAGGATACAACTATCGTGTTGGATACACAAAATATGGCTGCAGAAATAAAGAAAGATATAATTACTCAACTGAATTCAAGAACTTGCATAACTCCATAATTCTATCATCTGTTAATGTTGGGTAGTTTCCAATATAATAACCAAAGAAATGGACATGTTCAACATTTGGGTAGTCTTCTGGACTCCAATCAATGTTGCTTAGATAAGGCTGTCTTAATTGATTCCCACCACCTGAACTGCCTCTACGAAATTCAATATTTGCATCTTTCATAGCAATTTCAAGTCTATCCCTAAAAGCAACATTGGCTTCTTTCAAGATCAACGGAAAAGCATAGTTACAATTACCATCTATGTCAAAATCAATTTTGTATTTGGATGAATTAATACAGTGTAGAAACACATCAAAATTATGTACACGTTTGGCGTTATTTTTATCTAATCGTTTTAGTTGATTTCTTCCTATCACAGCACCGATCTCTGTGTTCCTGAAATTAAATGATGGGTAGCCAAAGATGAAATCTGGTGTGAGTGAGTCTTTATACATTTCTTCTAAATCAGTACGAATATTACCTGATCTTGCTTCTCTACTCATCCCATGAGAGCGCAACATCCTCACAATATCATAAACCCCTTGGTTGTCAGTGCAAATCATACCTCCCTCAATTGTGCTCATATGATGTGCGTAGTAAAAAGAAAAATTGGAAACTAAACCAAAAGTCCCAATCTTATTACCACTAAAAGTAGCACCATATGATTCACAACAATCTTCTATCAAAATGATTCTATTTTCATTTAATATTCCAAGCAACGTCCAATTCAAAGCATTGAACCCTTGTACATGAGTTAGAAAAATAACCTTTGTTTGTTCATCTATTTTTGATATAATTTGTCCTGTATCCATACCTAAAGTATCAGGATCAATATCAACAAACACAGGATCAAATCCAGCAGAAAGAGTAGATGCAATATCAGATACCCATGCCAGTGTTGGAACAATAGCTTTTCCAGCTTTTCCAGTTATACCAGAAGCCCGTAGAAGGTGCATTGTGATAAAGTTAGCAGAAGCACCAGAATTCACAAACACACTGTATTTAACTCCAAGCCATTTAGACCATTCTTCTTCAAAAGCAATAACCTGTTCACCCTGAGTAAGTCTTGGGGTTCCTTTCAAAAAATTAATAACAACATCTAAATCATCTTGGATAATATTATTATCCATCAAAGGCCAGTTTATTTTCATTCTATTAATCTCCCAACAGTTTCCTTTTTAGTTTGATTTTAGTCATATTTTTAATATGGCTAACAACACTTGTACCAAATTTATCTTGCATCATTTTTAAGTATTTTGGATTTTCAAAGTAAGCGTGAAAGGCATAGTCCCTAAAAGCTAAGACCTCTGTAGGTGTTAAATACTTAGTGGGTAGAGGTTGGCAATCATAGGAATATTGAGAATATCCAGACCATTTAGCAGGCAATAAGGAAGGGTCTGTTTCAGTATACAACCTTGATCCAGGGTAGGCCATTGCGACATAGAAATTAGGCCACTCTGTTTCGATAGCAAATGCCATTTCTAATGTTTGCTGCATACTACCAAAATCATCTTCCGGCAGACCAAAAATGAAATTCCCTTGTGGGATTAGACCAGCATCTCTTGTCATTTTAACTACACTCATTACTGAATTAGGATTATATTGTTTATGTGCTTGTTGTAACACACGTTTACTACCAGATTCAATTCCATAACTTATAAGGTTAAATCCTGCTTTTTTCATTTTTTCCAACATTAACAATGTGATAGTGTCAATACGAGCATAAGCCCACATATTTAGATCGTAACCACGCTCTATAATCTGATTACAGATAGCAACTACACGATCTTCTTTCAAACAAAACAATTCATCAGCAATCTTGATATTTCTAATACCGTAATTTTTAACAAGAAAATCAATTTCATCTATAACAGCAGAAACAGGGCGGTATCTGATTCCTGACTTTCCAAATAAAGAATTGGTGTTACAAAAAGAACAATTGTGTACCAATACATTATTTGCATAAAACCAAGGATGGGACGGAACTTCCATACAATAAACATCCTCTTTGAATAGCAGGAAATCAACCCGCACAATCTTATGGTTCACACACAACCTACTTTCCAGCCCAGTGTTTTCTAATGTGCTAGTCCCATCTTTATAATTTGGATTTTTTTCACCAAGTTTAGATAACCTATACTTAACCCTAGCTTCAAAGCTCCGAACCTTCCCCTTCTGCATTTTACCAAGCTCAACAAAATGCTCATGTGGGAGACCAAATGATGGGTTAGACTTCTTCATCCTCTCTGATATTTCAGGATGGAATAAAGGGACATGGTTATGGATATTGCATAGACTCAAATTACTTGGATGATTATTTTGTTTATCTTTATCAAGATGATGGACGACATCCTTTCTCGTTAAAACTATTCCCGTAATACCCTCCATGATTACTCTATGTAATTTAGCCGCTTTCCTTCTTCCCCACTCCAAATCGACATATCCATATTTATTGGTTCTGTATTTTACTGCCCGAACTCTCTGTTTTGGTTTCAAATCCTTAGCCTCCACATCATATTCAACAGTCTTAGTATGCCCATTCCCACCCTTAAAAATTTTAAATTTATGATCTGGGGTACAGTCTATATGTGTGCCATCATCAAAGGAAACCCTAACTAATTCAGCATTAGCACGTGTTTTTCTAATATTAATTGCGTCTACGAATTCTGGATTATTTGTCTTCGGATCACGAGATAAAACTTTAATAGTTTTGCGTCCTACCATATCCTTAATAGGAATCATTCCTTCTATCGTGTTTATAAGAGTGTCCCCACGTAGGCAGTTATAAGAGCAGCCAAGAGAGGTATAAATTGCAACATAAGGAGATCTATTTTTAATATCATCAAAACAATGCCAATTATGATCACGATATTTAGTCATAGGAAGAAGATCCCACGCAGGCATTGGTAGTAAGGACAAGTCCAATAGAGGCGGTGGATTTGGCCCTACTATACGAAACACACCTTTTGGGTTATACCATAAACCAGGAAGACTTTTTATCTCTCCTTCCTCTCGTAACATATCAATAAGAGCAGGTAGAGTTTCAAACCCTTCTCCCTGGCACACAAAATCAATATTTGGCTCTATTACAGTACGAGCAGGAAGTGCAGAAGGATGCAGACCGTGTAATATTATCCTCACCTCTGGGTTTTGTTGTTTAATTACAGCTGCAAGTCTAATAGTTTCATCCATATAGATTGTAGATGCTGATGGATTGTGCCCAGAAACAGAAATCATAACAAGTTTTGTATCGATTTTATCGGGTAATGGATCAATTTCAAGATCAACTATTCCAACACCATAACCAAGCTTACGCAAATACCCTGCAAGGATAGCCCCCCATAGTGGCGGCTCAATCGCAGTTAATGCAAAATCATCCAGACCACCAAAAACACCTTTTTGTAACCCAGGCTTTACAATTAGTATATCCATCAATTCTCCCCAAAATCAAGTTTTATTTTGTTAACTATACTTTCTTGGTCCAAATTATTTACTCTATGTAGATGTTTTCTATCACCGACTTCAAACACGTATTTATCGTCAAACCCAAATTTAGTCATCCCAATAAAAAGTCTATTTGAGAAACATAAATGTTCAATAACAGAATCAAGACTTCCTTTATTAATAAATGCCTCTTCCATAGTAACAATATGTTTATATCGACTCAAAATTCCAAGAAGTTTTTTTTCATTAAATGGTTTTAGAAAAAAGTGATCTACTACACCAGCACTAATGCCATCTTGTACTAAACGCTCTGCTATTTCCAATGCTAAATGAGTCATATAGCCAGTTGAGATAATACACACATCTTTTCCTTTTCGTACTTCACAAAAACCATCACCAAAAGGAATAATATTTTCGGGTATATACAAATCAGGTTGTGGCTTCCCATCGAACCTGATATATTTAGGACCTGGGTGTGCCAAAGTATAAGCAACAAATTCACCTGCCATAACCGAATCACTCGGTGTGAAAATAGTGAAACCAGGCAGTACATTCATAATACAGCTATCTTCGAGGCAATGGTGTGTTGGACCCACTACGTCGTAGCTGAGTCCTATTCCGACACCAATAAGATTGATATTGAGATTTCGTATCTGTGTATACATTGAGATGCTTGTTCGGATCTGTTCGTAAGCACGCAAAGTTAAAAAGAGAGCAATACAGTACGTATAGACTTTGGAGCCTTCCAGGGCAAGCCCCACTGATACATTAATTAAATTCTGTTCTGCAATCCCAACATTAATAAACCTATCTGGAAAATCTGCTCTTATCTTATCCAATGCAGGTGCCCCAAAATCAGCTGTTACAAAAAAGATAGAATCATCTACAGACATCTTTTCATATAACTTCTCAATAAAAGCATCTCTCATTGTTTTCATAATTACCCCATCCCCAACAAAAGTTGATCAATTTCTTCAACTGATAATGATTTAATATGGCAAAGAGGATCTTTCTCCAAACAAGGAACGCTTTTACCTTTAATAGTATCTGCAATAAGTACACATGGTTTGCCAAAAGTATATTTTCTGATGTGAGACAAAGCAGCATGTAGTCCTCTAATACTATGTCCATTTCTAGTTACTGTATACCAACCAAAGTTTGTAAATTTTTCATCTAATGGGCCAAGATCAATAATGTTCTTGCAGTAATCCAACATTGATATTTTATTGTTATCAATAATCAAAATTAGGTTGTCGAGCTTATGATGACCAGCAAACATGATAGCTTCCCACACAGCACCTTCAAAAAGCTCTCCATCACCCATCAAAACAAATACCCTATTTTTATTATTTTTCCTTTTAAGTGCGAGGGCGATACCACAAGCTACACCAAGCCCGTGCCCTAATGCACCATTCAAAGTTTCATACCCAGGAATTGAGCAGTCTGGTATATCTGCTAAAATACCACCTGGCTTTCCAACCAAAGATAACTGCTCCATAGAAAAATAACCAAGATCTGCAAAAATAGGGTAAAGTGCAATGGAACCATGTGCTTTGCTAACAATGAACCTATCTCTGTTTTCCCAAAAAAGATTCTTTGGATCAAAATTAATAAGATCCCCATAATAAAGAGTAGTAAGAATTTCAATACAGGATAAAGAAGAAGCCAAACGAATCCCAGGAGCTGTTTTATGTATTTTCAAAAGCTCTTTCTTAACCCAATCAGTCTTTTCTTGTATTAGCTCAATTTTGTTCATCTTGATAAATAATCTTACTCCCTTCAAATGAAAAGTTAAACGGGGCATGAATTAAACTACTAAGTTTTTCTTGTATATTCGCCTGTTTTTCTGGAGGGGCAAAGAGAAGCATAAAGCCCCCACCACCAGCACCAAGTAGTTTACCACCAATAGCACCAGCTTTTAATGCCACATCGTAAATATCATCAATTTTAGAATTTGTTACTTTACTACTCCATTCTCTTTTATGTATCCATGCAGTTCTGAGTAGTTTACCAAATTCTTTAATATCTTGTGTTCCTTGAAGAATAACAACCCCTTGCTTAACAAAATCAGACAACTTACCCATCATTTGTTTTTTGCCTATAAATGACTGCACATAACTAGAAGCAACATCAGCAGCAATACGAGTGACCCCTGTATGTACTAACATTAAATGACTATTCAATTCATCTAATCGATCTTGCTTAATACTCAAGGGAGAAACTATAAACCCAACATCATCAAATACAATATGATTGAGTCCTCCATAAGCAGCAGCAACTTGATCTTGCGAACCAACAACTTCTCTAAGGATATCTTGTTCAATGTGTGTTGCTTCAGAAGCAAGTCTATAATCAGGCCATGTAGGATCGCTTAAAGCACACAACAATCCAACAGTAAACGCAGAACTTGAACCAAGCCCACTTCTTGCAGGAAGATCCCCAGTATGCTGAATTTCTATCCTATCATTAATATTCATATATTTCAACACTGCATTGACCACAGGATGCTTGATATCTTCAATGGTGGCGCAGTCTTCTACTCTGGAATATATAACACGGAATTTGCCTTTGTAGAATGGAGATAAATCACGACAAGTGATATAACAATATTTATCAATCGTGGCAGAGAGAACCTCCCCGCCATATCCTTCATACCAGATGGGGTAGTCTGTGCCTCCTCCAAAGAAAGAAATACGATACGGTGTTTTTGATATAATCATTTTACTGCTCCCACTTTAATTCTTTTTCCATCTTTTTGTAGTTTAACCATTTGACATATATATGGTTACATTTAGGACATTCAATTGGACCAGGCTTATCTTCCCATTGATGTTTACAAGATAGGCATTGAAATTCTGCTTTCATTTTCCTATACCATATACAAACCATTATAGTTTATTGTTCCAGTGATCTTCACCCATCGTTTAGAAGAAGAAAAGTTATCTGGTTTAATGTAATAAGATTTGCGTTTCTCAAGTATATCAATTACTATCTTTGGAGTTATTACCAACAATCCAAGGAATTTTAAAAAGTCACGCCGTTTCATTTTCCAACCCCATACATAAATGTACCGGCGATAACATACGACTCTGGTGTACCAATATCAATAAATGGTTTGTTTATTACGTAAGGAACAACACCATACTCATATGTGTCCCTTAGAAAGGACTTTTCTAAACTATAAGGCAGTCCTTGTGGGATATGTCCCTGAACGAACTCTCTATACGTTAGATAAATACCCATACTGACAATACCATCATACAAATTTAAAATGAAAGATGTGTTTCCATCACCACTATAATAATTGTAAATAAAATCAGATAGGTTTATATTAACATAGGTGTCTCCATTCATTACTAAAACAGTAGAATCACTAATATATGGCAAGGCAGATCTTAGAGCAACACCTGTACCACCACCTTCAATATCATCAATAGAATAAGCTATAACCATATCTCTATATTCATCACCAATAACATCCTCTATCATCTCCCACATATAATCAACAGCAAGAACAACATACTCAATTCTAGCTTCAGCTAACTGATCTAAAATATAGTAGATAAAGGATTTGCCATTCACTTCAGCTAAACACTTAGGACGATCAGAAACAACAGAACGCAATCGAGTGCCTAATCCACCACACAGAATAACAGCTGTTATATCAGGCATTCTTTAAGCTCCTTTGCGTTCTAAATCAATAGGTGTGTTGGGTAATGGCATCCAATGTGTTACAGGCCACTCTTCATTTCCTACATTAAGATCT